TATAAATTTACTCTTATTTTTTCTCTTTTTTTATTCCCTCCATTATAGTTCAAAAATTCGTTTTGAGATAAAATTGTGTTAATTTAATTATATGAAAAACACAATCATTATAAATCTTTTTGGTGGCCCAGGGATGGGAAAGTCAACAGGAGCAGCTTATATATTTTCACAGTTGAAGCTTGCAGGAATTGACTGTGAATATGTTTCAGAGTTTGCAAAAGACAAAGTTTGGGAAGACAATTCTGAAGTATTCAAAAATCAGTTTTATGTAACAGGCAAACAGGCTTTCAAAATCAGTCGTTGCTTTGGTAAAGTTGATGTAATTATTACCGACTCACCAATTTTGCTTGGTGCCTTGTATGCGCCAGAAACATCTCCAAAATTGAAAGAAGCAATCAAAGAAGAGTTCAACAAGTATGGTGATGCAAATTGTAACATTTTCTTAAAGAGAATAAAGCCTTACAATGCAAATGGCCGTTTTCAAACAGAGGACGAAGCAAAAGGTATTGATACTGAAGTAAAAGAATTTCTTGATGCAAACAAATATGAATATGATACTTATGACGGGACAAAAGAAGGTTATGATAACATTGTAGGTCGTATCATCGGTTCACAGGGTATTCAAGAGGCACTTGTAAATGCTTAAGCCAGAAGAAATTTCAAAAGCGTGGACAAATTTCAAACAGATTGACGGAAATGAAGATTATCCAACTTTGTTCAAGTTTACAGTTATGGGTTCAACTTTTTATGCCGCACAGGATAAAAAAGGTAAAATATGGACAAGAAAGTCACTTGCTGGACTTGCAGGACTTGTTAATATAAAAACAACAAAACTTAAAGATATAAAATAGGAGACATTTAATGGTGGAGAAAAATCTCTATGTCACTTATGCAGATGGTACTGAGGAATTATTGAAAGATCAGTCAATAAAAGAAAACCCAGTTGCCTTCACTTATCAGGTAAAGTCAGACTTTCCAGTCGACTTTCAAAACCCCTTCTTAATCAATATTGCAAAAGATTACCCAGAAGCAGCAATTACTTGTGTTCATCTTAATGAGTCAGGTATTCAGCAGGCTTCTTTCGATTGGCGAATTAAGAAAGCTTTTATTGATACAACACAGTCTTTGAAAGCTATGTCACATTGTACTCGCCTCAAGGTATGTTGTCTTATTGTAAAGAATAATCGTATAATTTCAACAGGTGTAAACGGTACGCCTAAAGGTTTCAAGAATTGTGATGAAGTATTTACAGTAAAAGATCGTCTTACAAAAGATTACAGTACAAGACATCATCAGTTCTCTGAAGCTTATGAAGTTCACGCCGAGATGAATGCTGTACTTGAACTTGGCCGCAACACATCAATCGACAGTTATGAAAATTTGGAACTTTATTGTTCAACTTGTCCTTGCCCAGGGTGCGCAAAGATGATTGCACAATCAGATATAAAGAAAGTTTTTTACGCCGAAGCTTATGACCGAATGCCAGACGGTGCAAAGAACTTGCAGGATTTCGGTATTGAGGTTTACAAAATTTAATATGCCACTAATTATGCAACAGCACAAAGTGTTAATATTATTTAAGTAAATAACCTCAATGAGGTTTAAAATAAATTAAGAGCTCAAAGAGCTATAGGAGAAACAAATGAGTGATGAAGTAATGTACTCAAGAGCATCATCAGAAGACGATGACGCATTCAATGAATGGCTTAGCAGCGAAGAAAAGAAAGCCGCTGATAAGAAAGCTGCAAAAGAAGCTGCTGAAAATTACAGCAACGATTACGACGACATCAAGTATGTCGGCTTGTCAAAAGAGCATCCTACAATCGTTCGTTTCGTAGGAAACTTCGTTGAGGAAGATCCTCTCGCCCACCGCAAAAATCCAACAGATATGAAGTTTATGCACATCTCAAAAATCAAAGGTGATGATGGTAAACCTTTCTATCTTTATCTCCCACTTCGTGGCGATGACCCAGAGACAGACCATTTGATTTGGCGTATCGTTGATAAGGTTCTTGAGAAAGAATGGATTAAGGACCCTAAGACAGGAAAGAAGAAGGGCGTTGAAATCCACGCAGAAGATCAGCCTGAAATCTATGAAATGATTAAGAAGGGTGGTTATACTTCTGCAGATGGTGAATGGCCTTATAAGTGTGCTCGTGGTTGGAAAGCTCCTGAGATGTTGCTTATCAACTGTATTGACCGCCGCGACGATTGGTGTAAAACAAACAAACACACAAAGCTTCTTTCAAAGAGCGTAAAGGAAGGTGTGACAAAAGACGGAAAGCCAACAGAGTATGCTGAAAAGGGTGTACCTGCATACGGATTCTTCGGTCCACTTACACAGCTTCGTAAGAACTTTAAGGTAGGTTGGGAACACTTCGATGTTGTTATCACAAGAACAGGTGACGGTACTGATACAGTAAACAACCTCTTCAATGGTACAGTTTCTGCAACACCTGAAGCAGTTAAAGCCGGCTTCGATAAGTCAATGGGTATTGATGCATCAGAGTATAAATACATTTCTTTTGAAAATGATTTGACTGATGAAGAGTTGTCATATCAGCGTTATGACCTTGACAAGAACTTCCAGCCAACTTCTTACTTCACAATTAAGAAGCATTTGTTCAAATCAATTCAGAAGATTGACCTTGCTTTCGATACAGACTATGCAAAGCAGTTGGAGAGTCTTGTTGCTGAAGAGTCAGCAAAGTGGAAGGCTGAACATCCTAAGAAAGATGAAAAGGCTGCAGAGTCAACTGTTGCAGAATCTGCAAAGGTTGAAGTTGAAGCTACTGACATCCCAGTAGACAATCCTGCTGATGTTCCTTCTTTCGATAAGATGGAAACAGTTCAGGAAAGTGCTCCTGCACAGGAAGCTGCTCCTGTAAGAAGAGTTGCTGCAGCAGAAACAGGTTTGAGCGCTGAAAAGATTGCAGTTCTTAAGGGATACGCTGAACTTACTGATGAAGAAAAATCTTACATCAAAGACGTAGTACTTAAGGCTGACGGTTCACTCGACCACGTTGAATGGACAGAGAATGCTCCTGCATTGCTTGATTGTCCTTCATCCGACGGTGGTTGTGGACAACTTTCACCAAACTCATTCAAGGTTTGCCCTTGCTGCGGAAAGCATTTTGCGTAATTTGATTACAAAATAATTTAAAAATATTTAGGACGGAATTAAACTTCCGTCCTTTTTGCTTTATATTATTATTGTAAATCGAAAACAAGGAGCAGATTATGACAGGAAGAATGCTTAAGAAATATCTTGAAAATCGCAAAGAAGGTTATACTTATGTTGACCCAAGATTTCCTAATATTCACATCGAGTTTGAGTTTTTGAACTACGATGAAAAAGGAAATTATATCCCAGAAGAAAAGTGGGAAAAGTTTGATGCGATTGATGTTTGCTTTGTAAACACGGGTGCAATCCTTCAGGTAAGAGTTGACAACGGTAATGTTGATGCTGCTCTTACAAAAGTTGCAAGAGTATTCAATAAGTTCAGCAAGACAGACGGTATTGTAGAATAAGGAGTTAAGATATGATTTGTCCAAGAATTAAAAGCACATCGCTTACTTTCAGAATTGTTAATATGATTTATGTACTCGGCCCACAAAACCGAGCCCAGATAAATGAAGAGATGGGTGTTCAGCCTTACATAAAGGCAAGTGCTTGGAGTAGAGCCAAAGAAAGATCGATTCAAGTACGTCGTGTAAACGGTGTGAACAATTGTCAGCTTGCCCATCTTAGACGTATCGGAGTTTTGAAGTACAGTGAAAAAACCCGACTTTGGAGTTTGGGTCCTAACGCAAAAAAGATGATGAAGCAGCATCCTGAATTATGGGGTGATATTGACTAACTAAAAGGAGTCAAATATGGAAAAGATACTTGAAGAGTTTGAAGATGTTCGAAGAGAGCCAATTTACAGCGGTCGTCTTGATGGCTATACTTCTTTCAAGGAAGCATCTCGCCGTTCTCTTAACCGTGTCTTCAACAACCTTGAAAAGTTTCCTTATGTAATTGTTTCATCAAGCAGAAACGAATGCTCTGAGGAAGAAAATCGAGCAAGATTTGCAAAGCTCAAAGACATTGTAAAAAATAACGGGTTCAGCTTTATCCCAGTAAAAGGCGGATATATTGAAGGCGCTGACTCTGATGCACCTAAACAGGTTTACGAAGACTCTTTGATAATCTTCCCAGTCGGAAGAGATAAAGATATAAAGTCTGAAGATGAATTGTTCAACTTCGGTTTGCAGCTTATTCAGTTCGACCCTGTTCAGCAAAATGAAGCAGGCGAGTTTGTAGGTGACCCAACTGATGTTGAATGTTTCGGACAGGACTCATTCCTTTTCAAAGGAAAAGATAAAGTCGCTGCTTATTACAACAAGAACGGTGACAAAGACTTTGAAGTTGGTAATAACTATGTTGTAAACGACAAGTTTGCACAGTATTTTACTCAACTTGCAAAAGATCACGGCAAAGAAAATGTCGGTAAGTTTACCTTTACTGAAGCTTATATGACTTGCGAGCCAAGAACAATTCAAGGTCGTCACGTCAGATATTTGAAAGGCGAGCTTGTAAACTACTACTAAGCAAATCAATTAAATTTATCATACTCCTTATCGGGAGCGGCAATTTAAAACGAACGCCGCTCCCTTTTTATGTTAATATAACAATATGAGAAAATTTAAAGTAGAAGAGCCTATTGAACTTAATCGTCATAATGACGAAGTTATTAGAGATGAACTTCTTTGGCCTTTATACGGAAAAGTTATGAACGATGATGTCGTAAAGACAGGTGCAAATGCTTCACAGGTTGAAGGACAGTCTTCTTATGCCGAACTTCTTGCAAAGACTATTCAGCTTGACCCATATTCACCTTATGTTTATATCGACAAAATGTTTCAGACACCGAAGAATTATGTAAAGTCGGAACTTGATTGGTACAAGTCTATGGACTTATCAATCATAGGACACGAAGGGATTGAAAGCAACCCAACTTGGCAGTCTTGCTGCACAAAAGATGATAAGAAAGAAGTTAATTCAAATTATGGTTGGTGTGTTTTCAGTGAAGAAAATGGAAGTCAGTATGATGAGTGTTTGAATGTTTTGAAGAAAGACAAGACTACTCGTAATGCAATTATTGTTTACAACCGTCCTTCAATTTATAAAGATTACAAAAGAGAAGGGATGCACGATATGATTTGCACAATGTATTCGCATTTCTTTATTCGTGATAACAGGTTGTTTATGGTTCACAATATGAGAAGTAACGATGTTCGTTATGGTTTCATTTGTTCTGACCTTTCTTGGAATTGTTTTGTATATCAAAATATGTATGAAGACTTGAAGGAAACATATCCTGACCTTGAAGTCGGTACAATTATTTGGACATCAGATTCAATGCACATTTATGACCGTCATTATGATGATCTTAAAAAACTTTTTGAAGAGAGAACAGCTTTCTCTGAAGCAAAAAGAAACAATTGGTGGAATAATTAAGTATGGAATTTAAATCTTGTGGTAAATGCAAAGACGGGTACATATACAAAACTGACCCGACAGGTTTCTTTCAGGTCGCTACGGAGTGTGATTGCCACAAGAAGTGGGTTGCAGAAAGTCAGTTAGAGAGACAGTACAAACATAACGGATTTGATATGCGCCACTTCAACTATTCACCTCGTTCTTATGTGGGTACAAAGTCCGCAGCGGATAAAGACCGTTTAGTAAATTATGTAAAGCAATTTGAACTTAATCCTGAAGTAAGAAAGTTGATGGTTTATATGTATGGACCAAACGGTACACAAAAGTCAACACTTGCATCTTGGGTAGGTAAGTCTTTATTGTCAAAAGGCTTTTCAGTAAGATATGTATTGATGAATGATTTGATACATACACTTATGGATGCTGAAGACTTCAATGAAGAAAGAAAAGAAAAAGCAATTGCAAAAATTGAAAAGCTTGAGAATACTGATCTTATAATTGTTGATGAGTCATTTGATAAAGAAAAAATGAAACTTTATAAAAGTGGTTTTATGTTGTCCTTTCTTGACTCTTGGATTCGTAAAAGAATAGGTCAGTTGAATAAAGGCATTTTATTTGTAAGTAATGTAAAGATTGAAGACATTGAGTCAAACGGGCTTTCTCATTCAATTCAAGACTTTGTTGAAAGAGAAGTTAAGTTACATAATTGTTATCTTCAGTTCTTGGATAATTATTTGCAATCTACAACTGTCGAGTTTACGGGCAGCTTATTCTAATTTGAGGTTAATTTAAATATATGAATTCAAAAGTTGAAAACTTAGATGAGCAGACTTCCGTAAATGTTGCGGAAATGAGATTGCTTAACGCCCTTTATGTAAATAAAGATAACTTTCAAGTAACAGGCGTTGAAAAAGACTTGTTCGTCCACGAGACTTACAAAGACATTTTTGACTCAATCGAAAAACTCACAAACAATAATATCCCACTTACTCCTCAGGCATTATTTCAGGATGCATCAGCAAGAAACATCAATGTTACTTTTGATGTTATCAAAGCTATAGCGGGTATCAATTCAAATAAAGATGTTGTTATTAAAGACGCAGTTGAAATGTTACAGGACACAAAGATGTCTGTAAATGCTCTTAAGCGTCTTGATGAAGTAAGAAAACTTGTTTCAGAAAACCCAATTCGCAGTGATGAAGTAAACGAAAAAATCAAAAAACTTTTGTATGAAAGCGAAAGTGATTTGATGCCGATTACAAGAAAGCAGCGTATTATGACTCTCGAAGATGTTGAAAAAACATATATAGAAAACTTCGAAGATCGTAAGAACGGTAAGCAGTATTTGTTCGGCGACCCAATCCTTGATAAGTATGTAAAGTATGGACCTGCTCCTGGGTGTGGTGGTTTGATTGCCGCAGCAACAGGTATGGGTAAGTCTGCTTGGTGTTTGAACTTGATTAACAGAATGATGGTATCAAGAGTTCCTTTAATGTATTACTCTTTGGAAATGGGACTTATGGATACTTTTGACCGTGACATTGCTTTGAACACAGGGATTGATATGGACACAATCGTCAATCCTCCTGACAAAGAAATGTTTGAGATGGTTAAGAAAGAAATCAAAAATCAGTTCGCAGTATTGAAACAAAATCCAAACTTCCGTTTCAGTGAATGTGCTTCCATATCTTTAACACAGGTTAAGCAGGATATTAAAAAATTTCAGCAGGACATTGGCCAAGAATATATGGTTGTTGTATTCGACTTGCTTTCAATGATTAAAGAGTTTATGATTACTGATGAAAAGGGTATGAACTTTGCACAGGGTATTGAAGTTGCAATCAACGTCCTTAATGCAATGGCAAAGGAACTTGGCTTCCACTACATTGCTGTTCTTCAGATGAATCGTAAAGGTGAAGGTGAAGCACAACATATTGATGATCTTGATGACTTGAACAGATTCCGTCCTGTAAGAAATCAAATTAAAAATGCGGGTGCCTTTCTTGAGCGTGTTCGTTGGGCTGTAGGTTTGTTCAGACCAAAGTATTATGCTGAACTTTATATCGAAGACAAAGAACTTTGGGAAGACCTTCCAGACTACTGTGAAATGCATATGCTTAAACAAAATCAGGGGCGCATAGGTGCACTGGGAATGTATTTATTTGACCCAGACATTATGAAAATGACCCCAGTTTTAAACGATAACGGCGAGCCACGTCGGCCTTATGATAGGTCTTCAGATGAAGAATCTTCTGAATCTTAACAATACTCCCAGTGCAGGGGCTCTCCTGTATCTGGGTTTTTATATGCGTAATGTTTTCTTCCTTTTATGCTGCCAACTATATTTGATACTTGAACGTTTTTACCAAGCCATAATTTAACGTCTGTTATACAGTCAAACACTTTTCCAGTTTCTATATTACGAATTCTTTTAGCGCAAGTTAGTCTTGTTTTGTTTTTGATAATTTCTTTAAGCTCTGGAGTCATACGAGCTTTTGCTATTTTGCTCATATTTGCTTTTGCTTCATCTGACCACTTACATCCTTTATTTGTTCTTCCCAAGAGTGTTTGTCTAAGTCTTGCAGCTTTTATTTTTTCTATAGCTTCAGGCGTATGCTTTCTACCCGTATTGCACGCTATAGATATGGGACGCATTCTTTTTACGAATTCAATTTTTAATCTTTCATATTCTCTTGAAGTTATTCTATAATCTGCATTTGGTCTTGAAACAAAAGCGTGACACGCAAAAAACATTTCGTTGCAAGGGTATATTTTTGTTAGTAACTGATGACAAAAGAAATGTTCACGAGCTGTTAATAGAACTTTATTTGACTTTCGATTTTTCCAAAGAGGGAATAAAGATTTTGGCAAAATATGATGACTCTCATAATAATTGCCATCACCCTTATATCTGTTTTGTGATTTTGCATAAGTTATAATGTTAATATATAATTTGCGATAATTCATAATCCTACTATTCCTTGATTTTTTATTTAGTAGGACTTTGAAGAAAAAGAGGAACAGTAATGGCTTATAAATTAAATATTGATGGAGTTGACAAGCATCTCTTTGGTCTTTTTGAAGAAAAAAGAAAAAACAATCAAATGTAAAGAATGCGGTGACCTTTATAAAGCAGAAGGACATACTTTTGTTTGGGAAATGAATGACCGCTTCAAAGGACTTTGCCGCCATTGTTATCTTCGAAAACTTAATGACAATTTTACTGAAGAAGATGCTCTTGAATTTGCAAAAGAAGCTTTAAGTAATTACGACTATATGGGAAGACCTCGAGTAAGTCCTGATGTTGACGGTAAAAATTGGAAACAATACGTTGAGCCAAAAATTGAAGAATTGCGAGAAGCAGAAAGGAAAGCTGCGGAAGAAGCGTATCATCAAGAAAAATTGAACGAAGCACAACAGATTATTGATGATGCAAATAATGCGCATCCTAATGGTAATATGAATCCCGATTGGTTTATGCTTGAAATTATTGCAAAACTTCTTGAGAGAATGGACAAGCTTGAAAAGAAAATATCTCCAAGGGATTGGAGAAATGAGCCGTTTACAATATGAGTTTGAAAGAAGCTATGAGAGGCAGATTTATGAATGAACTCAGAGAAGTCCATCTTGCTTTTGAAGAAAACATTTTAGGTAAATGGGTTGCAACATTTGTAAAGCCTGAAAATTATATTAAGGGTTACTCAACTCTCAAATGCGGCGATGATTACATTGCTATACAAAGTAAATATGATGATAACCCTTGGAACTTTTCAAAAGATTATAACTCATTTACGATTGAAGAGTTTGACGATTGTCTTATAATAACCGCACCCCGAAAAGAATATATTTATAAAGATGTAAAGTTATTGTATCGTTATGACGTAGAGATTGATGATGACTGGAATGCGTTATTCTGATACTTTACAAGTTAGTGATAAACTTATATCCTAAAAGTTGAGCAGATTCTTCCAATGAAATTTTGTGCTGTCTTGAAAGAGTATGCCTTGCAAAAGTTGCGTCAGCGATTGAATGGTAAGGACCATAAAAGTCGTAGTCGTCATATAAGTAATATTCGTTATTTGCTGTTATGATTTTTAACATAAAAATTTAGTTAATATAAAATATAAGATTATGGCACATTTCGGTGCTAGGGAGAATATATGTTTATAAAGAAAAAAGAAAATTGTCGTGAAGGCGGACAAAGAGGTTACTTTTTGTTAACTTGTGACTTTGCTTCTCTTCAAGCGCGACTTGCTTCAATTGATACATTTCTTAATGAGTGTCCTGACTCAACATTTGACTCACCTGAAGGGCAAAAAGCAAAACCTGACCCAGTTCTTTACTCAGTATATCGTGACGGTTCAGATACATCTGACTTGCACTCGATGACAGGTTTCGGAACATTCGTAGGTTCAATTGGAATGAAAGCAATCAGAGTTCACGATGATGTTGATAATAAAGATTACGTTTTTGCAGACAGTTCAAAAGTAAGAGTTGAAAGAGCAGGCTGTCCTGCTGATGGTTTAGTTGTTAAAGCTTGTGAATTGCAGCCTACTGACCATATCCTTGAACATATGAAAAAGTAAGGTGAACAATGGTTGGAGTAATGGTTTGCGGTTCAAGGACAATTACTGATGTGCCTTGGATTGAGCATCAAATAGAAGAGTATCTTAAGTTTATTTATAAAGACCAAGAAGCAAAATATGGGACAGGTGATAGAGATTTTGTAATTATTCAAGGCCTTGCTCGTGGTGTTGATAAGATTGCAAAAGATTGGGCAGATAAACATAAAGTTCTTACTTGGGATTTTCCTGCTGAATGGGGTAAATATGGTGCGTGGGCAGGCTTTAAGCGTAACATTGAGATGGTAGACAAATGTGATTACTGTCTTATTTTATGGGACGGCCAAAGTAGAGGCACAAAACACGACATTATATTGTGTCAATCAAAAAACAAGCCACATAAAATAATTGTTTATAATAACCCACGAAAGATAATATAAGTTCCACTAATTATTTTATTAGTGGAGACTATAATGGCTGAACAGATAAAAGAAGCAAAGGAAGATAACTACGGAGCTTTGAATTCTCAATTTGATGAACTTTTCGCTATGACCGATAAAGCTCGCGAATATGAGGATGACATACTTGGAGCAATCTTTGACGCAAAAGAAGGCGACGATGATGCTGAAATTTTCCTTTTGAACAAATGTAAGAAAATGATTTTCTATACTTTCTGGACAAACTTCATTGGAAAAGAAGCTTCAAAGAAAGTTATCAAAATGAGAATTGCCAACGGCGAATTTGGCGACTTCTTGTCTTTGGTTTATATTGCGTTTGAAAAAGCAATTAAAGCTTTCAATCCAGATGAATATCAGGATATGAAAATTGGAAACTTCCAGTATTACTTGGGACGCTACTTGAAAGCTGAAGCAATTTCATACAACAACAAAGAAGATGACGACCCAACAAAAGGTGCAATAAATCCTGACGGTATGACATCTGAAACAGAAAGCAAAGGCGCAGGAACAGGAAACGCTTGGGACTCAATGGTTGGCGGCGCTGAAGACGAACACGACGCAGACTTCCTTGAAGACTGGAAAGATTTCTGTCGTGACCCAAGAATGAATGAGCCTCTTTCAAAGAAAATCTCAACACCAAGAAAAACTGTTATTGCAAAAGTATTGACTGGAGAAAAGACAGTTCCACAAATTGCAGATGAACTTGGGGTAACAAAAGCAACTTTGTACTCTGCACTTGATATTGGTGATATTTTGAAAGATCACGGTATTACACAATCAGAGATGGCTCGTTACTTGAAGATTGACCCAGATGCAATTCTTGGACCTCTTAATGAGTCAAAAAAGGTTGAAGACAACAAACTTGTAGAAAGTTTCCTTAAAGAAAGTGCACATTATGACTCTAAAGGTTTGATTTATGATATTGCTACAGACCTTAGAAACTTGGATGGCGGTGAAGACTTCCTCGATTTACATAGCAATATTTTCAATCGTGGTGATGCATCTTACGAAGAACTTGATGACCTTGCAAGTGAGTTATTTGAATACGGCTTTGAAGATCAGGCAGAAAAAATTTGGGATGATATTGCACCTGAAAGACAGGGACTTTAAGAATACAACATTGATTGAGCTAGGTGAATCATTTGTTCATCAACTGTATCACCTAGTTTGATTGTGCCGTATTGGCGAATCATATCTTTATTACAGCATTTTGGACAGGCAGGAGTTTCTCCTGCCTTAAATTTTACAATCACTTCTTTTTTACATTCAGGACAAACGTATTTAGCTTTTATCATAAATATCCCCACAAGCTTTTATAATATCTTCTTTTGTAATGATATTAACAAATTGAAATGTGCTTTTATGTATTTCATTATAAGGTAACTTTTCCAATTCTTTGATGTGAAATGAATATCCTTTTTTATACAACTCTGACACTGCCCTCCAATCAAAAACATAAGAACGGCAGTCGCCTCTTGCAACCTGAATGCCCCAAGCAAGGAAACACATTGCATTTGGGATTTTTGCAAACTCATCAAGGTAAGATGCTTGGTGTTCCTCAACCCTTTTCATTGAGCAAGCTGCCATCTTTTTATTAAACTTTGCTTCCAAGTAAACTGGGCATTCACCAATTCTTCCGATAATATCAAAGCATCTTTTGATTGTTGCAGCAAATTGACCGGACGCGTCTGGGATCTTATATCCTATGCCTGCTTCATTAAGTGAATGAATTATAACAGAACAATACTCCGCTTCTGTCTTCATATACAACCTCCAACTAAATATATAATTTAGTTTAAAGACTATGAACGATAAAGTTTTTCTTGAAATACTGCTTGAAACAAAAGCAAATGCAATAAGACATCATACTCCTGAAGAAGCTGCATCTGCTGTTGCAAAAATCAAACAAGCTATCAAAGCTCATAGATTTGAAATTGCAGACAGAGATAAGAACCGTGATTTTATGCACAATGAACATTTGACAAAAGAAACTTCTTGTAAGATTATTGATATGTTTCTTGAGCCAAAAAACTTAATATGTGTTTTACCTAACAGAAACAAAGAAGGCGGTGAATTGTATTTGTTTTCTGTTTGCGTCCCAGTTAAAGATCGAAAAAAGTACATATATCTTAAATGTGAAATTTTCCCATACGGTAAAGTCGTTGCAATCAGTTGGCACGGTCAGAATGAAATGATGCACGCCGATTACAGACAGGCAACAGACAGAACTGAACAAGACGTTAGTAAGTTTATGCGCAATCTTTACAAAAACTGGGAAAGAATATACAATCGTTTTAATGATAATAAAATGATTGATTGTTTACCTAACGGTGATGAAGACATAACAATTATTTTCGAGCACCCAATTGAAGATACAGAAGAATTCCGTAAAAACTTTTGTCGCACTGTCCCAAAAGATTACGGTTATAAATATAAAGACATTGAACATAATATGATAATCGAAGGTGATTGCGTAAAAGTTCATTTGCCGTTTGGAAAATTTTAAGGAGATACACAATGGAGAACAAGTTATTTGAAAACATATACCGTGAGTCAACAATCGGGATGTCAGAAGTAACTAATGAAAAAGATTTGAAGTCACTTCTTGATGCAGGTTGTGATGTTTACGCCCACGGCACAGGTGGCTTCGGAGAAGACTCCGAGGCAAAAGTTATCGCTATGGGTAAAGTCGAAGACCTTAAAGATGAAATATCAACTGACCTTACAGAAGAAGGCTATGACTCATTTGAAGATTGGTTTGAAGACAATAAAGATAATGAAGTCATCATTCTTGACCAAACAGTAGGTCAGATGAAATATAACTATTATGACCTCGGCTCTTACACTGTTGAAGACTGCAATCTTTGGGCATCTGCTGCTGATGTTGAAAAATATTGCAATGGAGATGAAGGCTCAGGCAGTAACGGCGTTATAGGAACTTGGGGAAGCAACCCACTTCCTAACGGCTATAACGGTCCTTGTCCTAACTGCGGCGGTAAAGTTTTTGGCTATGCAAAATTGCCTATGAACATTATGCACGGCGCAGAATACAACATTTGTAGAAAATGCGGCGCTATGTACCCATACAATCCTTGGAGAGAAGGCGAAAAACACGACGACTAAGGCGAATTTTTGAACTATAATGGAGGGGATAAATAAAAAAAAGTATAAGAGAAATTTATACTTTTTATTATCCTTCTTTATATTATTATTGTCAGGTTGGTTGACAGCCTGCATTGAGTCGGTTCTTACCGATGGTTTACGGGGTTTGTAGGTGGACCCAAGGAGCGGGAAACCTTCATTGGAGTTGACAATGGAACTTGCTAAAAAAGAGTTGATTGCGGACCTTGTTGCTGATTATGGTAACGGGAATATGACTCCTAAAAAAATACAGTTCAATGTGGGACGCTCTTGCAATGGTTGGCGTGGGCGGACTTTCAGCTTCTACTGAAGAAAGACAACTTCCTGATGGCTCAATAAGAAAAGTTGCTGACTTGCAGGATTTTGTTGGAAATGACTTAGGTCTTAAAATGGTTCAAACTGTTCTTGAAAGAGACAGCGGAACTAACGAATATACAACTTATGTTGCGTAAAAGCGCAGGAGGTTTTTAATTATGATGGAACTTTTGGAAACAGTTCGCCGCGGCTTTGATGCTGAGTTCAATGGATGGCAGCTTTCTTACAACAAGACAGCAGGCGTATTTATTGGCCGCAAAGATGGTAAAATTGTTCAGCGAAGGAACGCAACTATTTTTGCAAACATAATCCGCTAATTATCAGGTGGCATAAATGGATCATACAAAACTTTTGAAGAATTATGTTTTACAAGTTCTTATGTTTAGTGAAAGACTAAACCTCAACTACTATATAAAACTTACAGAAGGTTCTGACTTAGAGAGCAGAACAATTCTCCAAAAGTTTAGTGAGGCTGTTTACGACAATCATCAGTCAGCTGACTTCGTAAAGTTTGTAAACAACTCTTACGCAAAGTTGGCTCCATACATCGAAGACGGAAATTTGACTGTTGCTTCAAATATGAAAGCTTTGGTATCAGATGCAATCAGATTCTTGATTGAGGATTTGAAAAACATTGATAAGCTTGCTTCAACAGGAATTGAAAATGTTGATACGATTAAGCAATTTTCAAACTTGAACATAGAAAGATTAAGAAGAATTTTGGACTTAATCTAAAGTTCTTGTTAATATATTAAATATAAGGGGCTGCACAGGTTTCGACTTGTAAAGTGGTTTCTAACATCAGGTAAAGGTGTCGACCTTAATACGAACAAAAATAACTGCAACAAAACGTTCAGTTTTCGCTCGCAAGAGCAACAGCGTATTCGCAAGAATCGCTGCCTAACCTAAGGGGATAAACTCCCTTAGTTGCAACCCAGACGGCTATTGCTTTCCAAATGGAGTTGTATCACAAAAGAGCAACCTTCAAAAGAAGCGGTTTATTGGTGGCTTCTGAGATTGTATCAACAACCGAACTATAGTTTTTGCTCCGTTCCTTAAGCCTAAAATAATGGAGTTTAAGCCTGTAAAGAAGTGTTAGCGGTCAGTTACATAGGACGGGAGTTCGATTCTCCCCAGCTCCAAAGATCCAAAGTATACTAATTACTTATGGAAACACAAGTAATTAGATATATTTATGAGATTAAAAATTTGGTTAATGGAAAAACTTACATTGGCCAACACACCCTAAGAAAGGGGAGAACTTTTGAGACAGACATTTATTATGGTTCGGGAAGACTTATAAATGCGGCTCAAAGAAAATATGGTTTGGAAAATTTTGAAAAGACAATTGTTATTTCAGGATTTTTTACCAAAGAACAGATAAATCATTTTGAAAGATGTATGATAGCCTGTCAAAAGCTTATTGGCAAAGCAGAGTACAATCTTGCGAGTGGCGG